CTTATTATATAGACTGATTGTATAGTCTACAACTTCTTTTTTATTGTTTATATCTAACATAGCAACGAAATCTTCAATTGCTTTAATAATATCTACCCCTGACAAATCTATAGCTGTATCGTCGTTTAATTTTATTTTGTTGTAATTAACGTCATAATCAACATGTAGGTCGTTTGGCTTATAAGTTGACATTTTTGCAATTAAAGCATCTAAATGATTTGAACTAATATTTTTATCAATAACTAACTTAATAATATTATTAGGTATAAAAGATTTAAAATTATTATCAATCTCTTTTAACTTTACCAACTTAGATAGATAAACTTTAATATGCTTTGGAGTGGTAGCGTTTTCTATAAATTCGTATTTACCTGATGGTATATCTAAAGTGTAATAACCTTTACGTTGATAAGCATCTCCAAAGTCCATTTCAAACGGGTTACCAACATATACTATAGTACTATTATCAAATTTCTTTTCATCTCTCAAATGAAAATGGCCTGAAAATATTAAAGGTGCTTTTTTAGTGAGTTCTTCTGGACTGTCTCCATTATCACATACTTTAAAAGCATTCATTTTAAAGTTTTGTAACTCAAAGTGACCAAACAATATATCTGACTCACATATTTGATTAATTTTAGTACCCCATGGGCAGAAAGTTAACTTCTTTTTGCCAACTAACATTGAATGTACAAAGTCACATACTTCAATATTATCCCTACCTTTAAAAATAGATAAACTATTAACCTCAGACGTCTCTTTATAATAACAATCATGATTACCAGTTAACATATAAATGTTAAACTCTTTTAACTTATCTAAAATTTTATTACCTGCATCTAAAGATACTAAACTAACTTCATCTCTATAATGAAAAAAGTCTCCGCAAAATATAACATCTGTTATACCTTTTGTTATAATATCTTTTTTAAACCAATCAACCCAATCCAAAGAAACATCTAACCAAAAATTTGAATTTTGATGTACTCCTAAATGTAAATCTGAAAATATTGCTACTTTATTATTCATTACTGCTGTAACCGTCATTATCATCATGTTCCGGTTTAACGTAAATATTAGCATCAGAGCTGTCCATAAGCTCCTGTTCATAGAATCTGCTTCTATATTCGTTTAGTGCCTCAGTATGTTTTTTTTCTTTTTTGATACGGTTAATAAATGCATGAAATGCAATTGTAGTAAAATATGAAAATGGATTATGTTCAGATTCCACATTAAACTTTTTGTTTTTAACGGCTGTAAACATTTTAACAATTGCATCGCCAATCATTTCATCTTTATAAGTATAATTTATAAAGTTTGACGAATAACTTAAACCTTTAGCAATTTTATTAACTGATTCGGCTATAGCACTTTCATTTGTTACACTATCTTTATAGTATTCAACTAATTGCTGCTTAAAGACTGCAGGATCAATATAGTATTCAGTCTTCTTTGGTTTGGGACCACGTTTAGCCATATCTAAATAATATATTATAGTTATTGTTTTTCAACTATATCCCAAGTTTTATACTGTATTTTTTCTTGAGTATATATTTCTTGGCGTCTTATAGCATGTTCAGTGCTATATTTTAGTTTATCTGCTAAATCAATAATAGATAAACTGTCTTTATTGGGGTTTAAACGTAATCCTCTACCAATAGATTGAATAATACGTATAAAACTTTTACCTCCTGAAGCAAAAACAATCATATGTAAATTTTTTATGTTAACTCCTGTTGAAAATATAGCACTTATTGCAATACAAATGATATTATCTAACGATTCCATCTCTTTTATAACACGAGAACGTTCTTCTACATCAACTTCACCACGAATAAAGTAAACCTTTCGGTCTGGTAAATGGGTACTTACGTACAGATATAAAGCTTCACCGTGTGCAATATGATTAACCATAATGAGTACATTGTTTTTAAACTTCTCACACACTTGTTTTATAATGTTATTACGGAACTTATTATGATAAATGAAATCTAACTCACTTTTATATTTGTTTTGGTCTGGTATATACTGTACTTTATCTTTGTAACTAATATTTATAACTTTTATTTCAGCGTTTGTTAAGTAACTTTCTGTACGAAGTTCATAGGAATTTTTCTCATAAAATACATTTCCTATTTTTCCCACAATGTTCCATTCATCGATTTTTGTATCTGGAAGAGTTCCAGTTAAGCCAAATTTATGGAACGTCTTAATGGAACTGATAATTTTCCCTATTTTGTTCCCTTTTTTAAGTTTATGGCACTCATCAATAATCAGTATGTCTACATTGGAAAGCCACTTTTGTTCCTCAAATCTACTCTGTAAAATTCCCATATTTGCAATTATAACGGAACTTCCAAATTCAGGATTATGGGAACCTGTCCATCTTGTTATAGAAAAAGGAACCCCATAATTAAGGAAATCATTATAGGTCTGGTCTACAAGGGTTAAATCTGGAACTATTAATAAGCAGGACATCTTATCCCTCATATTATTTTTGTAAATTGATGATAAAATTGAAGCGGTTATTAAAGTTTTACCCCCACCTGTACCGACTTTAATAATTCCTCTACCAAATGATAATGACTGTTTTACAATATCTTGCTGATAATCTCTTAATTTTAAATTTAAATTATCCCAAATATCCTGATTTTTAAATGTAGGTTTTACAACATCTTTAATACTTTCATCAGTTTTTATTTCTTCGTTAGGGTAAACGTTTTTTATATATCTTAAAATATCGTAAAATAAACCTGGTTCAAATAAACCAGTGGGTGTAATACAATAAATCCGGGAGGGAGCAAAACCACCTCTAAATTTTCTCATAAAAAAAGCGTTATCGTTTTTAACGCTAAAATGTTCTCTTATTTCATCAAACTTGTCTGAGATAATTCTACATTGTTTTTTGTTTGGAAAATATTCAAAAGTTATCATTACATTTGCTCTAATTGCATTATAGCTATAATATTTTTAATATCATATGTAAGCGATGAAAACGTTTTTTCTGTTTTTTCCAGTAATTCTATAACAAATTTTTCTTCTTTTATTTTTAAAACTAACGCTTTTATAGTATCGCTTTCTGCCACAGCGTTTTGTAGAGTTATTGAAGATATAGATACAGGTGATTTTTCTCTAGTTTCCGTTACTAGTTTTTTAGATGTAGATTCAAGTTCTTGTTCTAAAAAGTAAAGATTACGTTTGTGATTTATAAGTCTGCTAACCCAAAAATGCTTACGCCCAGGTGTTTTTAGAGATGATTCTTTGATATTGAATTCATCAATTTTTAAATCTTCTTCAATTTCTTTTATGTATCTTTCTACTATCTCCATCAAACAATTATAAATACTATTGTAACTAAGTCAACCATGTATTCTAAATATTTTAAAAAAGTACTCAACGAAGATGGCCCAAACTACGTAGCCACTACACCTAACACAGCAGGTACCGGTGGAGCGTTGGGTAATAGCCCTTCTATGTATACAAATGGTACTGCTACAGGAACCACTGGTACGGACACGTACGCAACTGGTGATTATAGAATACCAAAATCTATATTTGGTGGAAAGATAGCCAGGCGTAACTTAAGTATACAAAACAGGTTTCCGAAACGCGGTAAATCTGGTAAAAAGAAATAATGGATTTAGGCCACTGGACAACAACTTTACAATACGATGATAATAACCTACATTACGGCTTTATTTATCGCATCACTAATACAGTTAACAATAAGATTTACTATGGAAAGAAACAAATCAAAAGCGTTAAAAAACTTAAACCACTTAAAGGAAGAAAAAACAAAAGACACTTCGATATAGAAACAGATTGGAGAACATATACATCATCATCAAACGATTTGAACGATGATATTAATAAAATAGGTAAGGATAAATTTACATTTGAAATTATTAGATTTTGTGATAGTAAATTTGAGCTAGCATATTACGAAGCTAAAATACAGTTTGATAATGACGTATTACTTAAAGAAGGGTTTTATAATGGTATTATTAATTGCCGCATAGGTAGAGCTCCAAAGTCATTATTGGAAAAACTATAACATAAGGTATGACTATTGTTGAATTACCGGATAAAAATATTACACTTATTAATTTAAATGATTTGTTTTCTGAGCAAATAAGTTCTAAAATACTTAACGATTTAAAAACTTATAAACTTACTGATAAACCACTATCCAATAAAGATGTAAAGAAGTTATTTTATCACCACATAATTTATAACATTACCGAAACTATCTTAAACAAGTCATCAAATAGTAAGCCTATTTTATTATTAAGTGATAGTCAATTTAAAAATCAAATTGATATATGTAAGTATTATGATGAATTAGAGTTATTAAGTTTTATTGCAAATTTAATTTCTAAATTGGAAACTATGTTACCAGTTAGAGTAGTGTATATAACAGCCTGTACTCCAGCTTCTATGATTATTGATGCTAGCATGCAAAAGGTAAAAACTGTCAGTAGTAAAAACTTTACGTTTGAAAAGATTAAACTGTTTGCAAAACGTAATGAACTAACGTTTCTCAGTAATGATTACTTAAACCAATTCAAAACTAAACAGATCATGATTTAATAAATAATAACATGGATGCATTCACAGATAAAGCTAATAGCGTTATTAAACAACTTTTAAAGGAAAAGGTAATATATGACTCTACTAAAGAATCACGGGAAGAAGACGATCAACAAACTCAACAACCAACATCTGATGAAGCTGCAATGGGACTAGATCAAAAGACCATAGGTGCTATTAATATGGCTAAAAAATTATCTACATCAGCAAAAGGTGGCATGTTTTTTAATAGAGATCCACAGAAAAAAATGGATCAAGTTTACGGAGCTATGTTAGGTAAAATATCTAAACGTATATCTGATATATCAAATAAAATATGAAATTTTTACAAATTATAGAAAAGTTTGAAAAGCAGTTAGTTAATGAAATGGATACCCCTCCACCTAATATGGCCCCACCACCTGATGGTCCTTCGTCTCCACCAGCTCCTGAACCTGAACATCCTGGTGTAGACGAACCAGCGGGTATAGCTACTATGGGTACTTTACTTAAAAAAGCTTTAACTTTAAAATTAAGTGATGAAGATAGATATAAAGTTTCGCAATTGCCTAATATTGACGAACAAAATGCAAGTGAAATTATTAATCAACTTATTACAATAATGAAAACTTATTCGGTTGATACTGATATTAATACTGCACAATAATGTATAAATCGTTAGATAAAGTTTATATTGAAAGGGTAATTGGATTTATTAATGAAAAGAAAGATTTAATACCCCCTGTCGTGACAAATGCTTCTAAAAAAATTAAAAAACCAAAACCCCCACAAACGAGTTATGACGAAATTATAACGGGCGGTGTGCATGATGAAAATAAACTAAATAGTATAACTCCTATCGCTATAGGAAGTAAACAAATACATAAAAATGATTTACCAATTTGGAAAGAATTATATTTTTTATCACCACCTAAAGTTGGGGAATCTGAAGGTGCAAGTAAAGGTTCAGGTAACGGAGAGTTAGCAATATATTGGTTTTTAAAAAAGAATCCTACTTATACGAGTATTAAAGATGCAAGATATTCAATTACTGGTAGCGCTGATATGATGATTGGAGATACAGGTATTGAAGTAAAAGCATATCCTTTAAGAGATAGAGATATAAAAATAGGTAGGTATAAGCAAGCAGGAGGTAAAGAAACAGGTTATAAAAATAATGTTGTTTTAAATACTGTTTTAGGTTTGAATGTTCTTTTAAGTAAAATATCTTTATCAGAATCAGATATAAAAACAGCAAAAAAGGAAGGTCTAACTACAGATGCTGCAAATTTTAAATATGACGCTTTAAATACATCATTTCAAAAAATAGGTAAATTATACAAAATTGTTAAAGAGGAACCTGCTTTACAACAGTTTAGTGTTTTTCAGTATTTAAAAAATAATATTGAAACAGTTTATAATTATAATGGTATACCTTATTCAGATGATAGTGTAAAATTTGCTGAAGATAATGCTAAACAATTATTATGGAACTATGCAAGAACTAAACTTATAGATAAACCAGGTGCTAATGGTTATATAGTCAATTGTAATGAAGACGGTAATATGGAATGGATGTATGTAAGTAAAAATTTGCTTAATAATGTATTTTACCCAAATTGGTTTACAGGTTATGAAGTGTACGCCGCTGGTGCAGAGCTTTACTTAAATAAAGATATATTTCAACATGGTTAATTTTAAAACACATTTTTTAATTGAAGGTGGAGCTGGTGGTCATATGGCACACCCGTTTGATTTACCTAGTGTAAAAAATGGTAAAGATTTAATAAAATTTTTTAACAAAGCTTATGGAGTTGTTCAACAAGATGCAGCTTCATTAAAAATTGATGGTGTTAATGTGAGTTTAAAATTAGTTGGAACAAATACAGACAATCCTCAGTTTGCTCTTGATAGAGGTTCAATGAAAGAGTTGGACGTAAAAGGTATCACAATAGACAAACTAGGTGAAAGATTTGGAGAAGGTCATGGTATGCTTGAAGCGGGCAGTAAAACATTAAACATAATGAATAAAGCTTTACCAAGCATTAAACCCGAACTTGAAAAATTAGGTTTTTTTAAAGACCCAAATTTATTTTTTAAT